TGGTGCGGATGACAGGACTTAGTACTTTCCAAGTAAGAAGTACTAAAAATCGCCGAAAACCATTAATAATACACACTAATTGCTAAAAGTCGCCAATAGTTTTATGATACTTTTTTCCAAGAATACCGCCAAATCTACCGCCAATTTTATAGTGGTAATTTATTTATCTTCTTAGCTGACTTTGCTCGGGTAGAGTCATATATCTCGATGTAGTATTTTCTAGTTGTCTCTGACGAAGAGTGGCGCAGCCGTTCTTGTATCTCCTCAAGAGTCCATTCTTGGTCACTGTTTATCAGGATAGAACCGTGGCTGCGGCGCCCTTTATGTGGTGGGATGTAGTGGACTCCGGCTGCTGTTGCGTATCGTTCAAAAATTCTATTCACCTGGTTCCGCGATAGGGCTTTTCCGTATGTGCTCGCCATATCAAATCTATCCGGATCGTAACCATAGAGCTTTTTATGTTCATCTATGAGGGCTAGTATAGTCTCAGCGAGGCTGTCATGTATATAAATTTTGCCTGTATCGCCCGTTTTGGTTCCGTCCTTGAAAACGTAGCCCTCTTCGGTTTCGGTCTGTGTGCCGGCAAAATATAGGTAATACATTGACTCTTTCTTGTCATACTTGAGTGAGCTGTCTTTAAATACGAGTAGCTCGCCCTTTCTTGTAGCTGCCCAAATAGTGGTACAGATGATTACTTTATTTCTTAATGCGCGTATATACCGGTTATACCAATATTTACCCTTGTGAATATCTTTCTTAGTAGTTTCAATCTCTTTATCAATGGCTGCAACTACTTTATTTACTTCCTCAATGGTCCAGTGTTTCTTAGAGCCCTCTATCTGTCTAAGTTTGTCGTTCATAGTTCTCTTCGGGATGGCAAACTCGCAGGGGTTATTTTGGAGGCCGTGATATTGACGTGCTCTTTTAAATGTGGACTTTATTACGAAATGCCGACCTGATACCTCTGAGTAGCTATATTTATGCTGCTTCTCGTTTTCACCTGACTGTAGGCTATAGTAATAGCTCTCGAGCCTGTTGCCTGATATGTAGCGCATATCCTCGTTGCCGAATTCCTCTTTTACAATCTCAGCGTGTCGCTTAACTCGCAAGTAAGATGATGGCTGAACAAGTTGCTTGTAATGTTTTAGAAACTCATCACACATTGTATCAAAAAGTATCTGCTCAGCGGGATTATCAAATCCTGGCTTATCCTTTTCGTCAATAATGCCGTATTGCTCAAACAGTAGATATATCTCTGTGAAAATCTCACGGATTTGCTTTTTTGTTAGACGTTTTCTTTTGCCTCGGATGCGTTTATTTTCCCACTTTCGGGTCTTAATATTTTTAACTCTATAAAAGCCATTATAGTATACAACTTTTCCGTTGTCACTAGGCTCCTCATAACGTTTAATATTTAATTCTGAAATTTCATCATAGATCAGTTTCATATTGTATCGTGTCCTTTCATTGAATAAAGAAACATGATATAATACTTATTGGATTTAGTGGTATTATATCACTTTCTAGCACACCGTTGCCGCGGTGTGTTTTTTATTGTATAATTGGTTTAAATCGATGAGAGAGAAAGAGAGGGTTATATTTATGGAAGTAATTATTGATGATAAGAAAAAATCAAAAAAAATCAGTAAGGAATTGAAAGTTAGGAAGATAGTACCTGCTTCACTTGTGGGCGGATATCCAAACTTGTCGCAAAGTATAGGTTTTGCTCTATGCCAAAATGGTATATATGTATACTCGACAACAAAACCGCTAACCACAATCTCTATGGCTTGGGATGAAATTGAGTATGTTTCTTGCATAGTAGACATTGATGATCAAACTTATTTGAAAAATAAAAGCGTATTAGGAAGAGCCTTAGTTGGAGGTGTGCTTTTTGGTGGCTTAGGTGCTGTAGTTGGGGCGATAAGCGGAACGGGTAATAAAGCCAAAGGTAATAAGTTAACTAACGCGATATTTACTATTGCCCCAAAAGATGACGGCGTGGAAGAAATAGCATTTAGAGTTGATACAAAATTGAAGTCAGTGAGCGACCATCTCGATGGTATGGTTAAGGACCTTAAACAATATGTACCAAGTAATAAATTAGTTTTGAAATAAGCAGAGATGCTTATTTTTTTTATGCCAATTTTAAAAATGGAAAGGTATCGTTTAGGTAAAATTTCACTTGCTTCTCAGGTATACTGTGATGTTTTGCTACTAAAGCTATAGCAAAATCATTAGCCTCTTTCTCTAGCTTACCTTTAAAACCAGAAAAGTATAGTTCATTATTTACTAAGTGTCCGTGCAAAAAGAAGTGACCTAACTCATGAGCTACAGTGTACTCAAATAAGTTCGGGCTTAAATCCTCTCTGACGTAAACGGTGCGTAGTTTTGGAATAATCATACCGAGCTCAGAAAGTAAGCTCGGATGGACTTCAGTTATAGTAATACCAAATCGGTTAGCTATATCACAAACATCATAGGATCCGACCATATCATAAATTTTCTCTATCATTCAACAACCTCCTGTTGACTAACATTGTAGCACTGGATTATTATCACAAAAGACCCAAGTGAGACATTTATTGGTCATCATCGCCAAATAGAGTGTTAAATGACTGTTGCATATTTAACTCTTGCTGCCGAATAAAGTTGGCCATTTTTACTACTTCCTCATCAGAACGCGTTGTATAATCGCGGCCACTAAATGCAACTACACCCATGTGTCTTAAATATTTACGGGCGGTGTCAGCGATGCCAACTGTAAAAGTTTCGGGAAACTGGATTACTTTTTCGGCTTCCTTTTCCAAGTTGTCAAACTCAACAAGCGGGCTAGTTTCATGCAGCAAGTATGAAGTAGGCATATTAAAATGGTCTGCAATTTTTTGTATAGCGCCCATACGCGGGGCGTTTCTTTTTAAAATCCATTTTCCTACTGCAGATTCGCTTACACCAGCAATTTCAGCTAATTGAGCTTGATTAATTCCGTATATTTCCATTAATCGGATAAGATTTTTGCTTATTATATCTTGAATATTTGTATCAGACATACAAAATCACCTCTATACTATTTTAGAATAAAACTCTAGTAAAATCAACGTTTTTATCAAAAAAGTAGAGTTATTTTATATTTTTTGCTTGACACAAGAGATAAACTCTAGTATAGTTTAGTCATCAGGAGGTGATAACATGGAAAACCAAGCCGAAACGGCATTGAAAATTTCTTTGAAAGCTGCTCGAGTAAACGCGGGTTTAACTTTAGTTGAAGCATCAAAAGCACTTGGTGTTGCAATAGGTACGCTTGTAAAATGGGAAAGTAATTCAGGATTAGTTACACCTATAAAGCAGAGGGCTATCTCGGAATTATACTCTATTCCAGTAAATAATATTTTTTTTGAGCCAAACTAGAGATTAACTCTATATCATATTTGGAAAAACTTAAAGGAGGTGATAAGCATGAAAGCTGATCCGCAAAACTTATACGATCTATACATTTCAAATATTTATGTAGGTGTAGCTGACATCACAAAACATTTCACTAAGCGGGATGGTAATCCACCATCGAAATCCACAGCCCGAAACTACCTAAATAGGGTGCGGGAATACGCGGACAGCGTTGAGGAAAATGTTAGCGAGAGTTTTCCGTGGGCACTGGTGCCTGTTGATTGGGTACTCAAGTACGAAAAAGTAACAGTGATGCAGCTAAGAAAAATCATAAATACAAAAAACGCCACTACCGGCGGCAACCAGTAGAGGCAAAACAAAATTTATATCAGTGATATTATATCACGCTTATGGAGGAATTGCAAAATGAAACAGATGGTATACCAAGAGGCCTTTATTAATGAGGTATTACATGACGGAGTTTACCGTGGGTACCGGTTTGAAGTAAAAAGTATGGGCATACATCCATGTGGATACATATATGTCCCAAAGGACTGTATCGCCTTATCTTATCTAGACTCTATTAATGTCCACTGGGGATTTACCTTTCAGGAACCTGATGGAATTGGTGACTGTGTAAAACTTGGGTGGGATTATGGTCATCATGGAGATTACTCAGGAATGGCATTTATTACCGAGGGTAAGAAGTGGACAACTGAGGAAATCGAGGAGCACGCTAAGAATGTGATTGACCAAGTGATTGAGTTAAACACTCTAGCTAAAACCTATCAAGTCCAAAGTGGACAGCTGTTAGCTGTAGTTAGCAAAGAACAAGATTGGTTGACTGATGCTACCACTTTTAAAATTATTGATATCGATAAGCCGCTGGCAACTATTCAGAAACGTGGCGGATTGGTACTCAGTGTACTTTTAGAAGATATCCTAGCTAAATGTAAGGTGGTGCGATGAATGGATAAGATTACGCGTAAAAAAGCGATTAGCGCTTTAGACTATGCAACTTGTACAGCTAATAAGGAACAGCTTGCAGCAAAGAGCACGGTCATGAAATGGATTAATCAACAGCTGACACCAGCAGAGCGGATTAAGGAAAACCATAATTATCTCGGCACTGGTGTTGTGCTTGGTGTATGTCTATCAGTGTTAGCACTATCAATCATACTCGGCTTGGGGGTGTTTGTGATATGAAAACATGGGAAGAAGCATTCCGTTTCTACTTCACCGATAATACAGTATTTTCAGTACAAGCGCTGCGCTATGCAAGAAATCTTGCTTTAGCCGATCATGTATTTGCTGAGACTCGAGAAGCGAAAATAGCAGCAGGGTTCCGGTTCAACTTGTTAGACCGTAAACTTATCCAATTAGTTGGATATGCGGAAGCAGGTGCTTAATAATGGGAAATTTCTATAGTCCGTTAGTGTTTAATCAACCTAAGTACACTAATGAGGAGATACTGGTGCAGCAACTGTTTTATGGAGAAATCTTCATGGAGATGAGAACTGAATTATTAGAGGCGCTGGCTTTTACTGAGTATAGCGCGTTACAAATTAATACGATTAATGATTTATCAATTAAATTACAACGTGCTAGTGAAGACTATTATTGCTGGCTACGTGAAGAAGAGGAGGCCAATAATGACCAAGATACACAGTGCTGTCGTTGAACAAGCGACGCTTAAAGCGGTGAGACACATCTATCCGACAGCTTCTATTTCGGATATTAAGAATAAAATGGAGGAGCTCGATGGAGTCAGTTATACAACTGAATTAATCCAAGAAGCTTTAGACTATCTTATGGAAATTGGCAAAGTTAAAAAGACCGGTTTCGGAACTTATATTTATAACTGGGGAGGTGCCACGAATGGATAAAAATAAGAATATGGCTTTTGATGGGTTAGCAGGCGGAGCAGCTGGCGAACAGTTCCAAGAGGTGCTGCAGAATATTGCAGACCCGAATACTGACCCGAAGAAAAAGCGGGAACTTCAAATTAAGCTCATTTTCGAGCCTGATGAAAACCGTGACTTACTTAATGTTAATATTCAATGCGTGCCGAAATTGGCTCCATCAGTCCAATCATTTACCCGTATGAGTATCGGGCGTGATAAGACTACCGGCCAAATGATCGCCGTGGAATATGATGCACAGAAAAGTGCGCAGGATGCCGTAGATAAAATGCTTGAGGCTCCAACAACACAGAACGTATTTAAATAAGAAAGAGGGATTTTACTATGTTAGACATTAAAAATTTGAATGACGTAATGAACTACGTCGAGGAAAACCAAGAACCAAAAATTACTGAGGTTGCTGGGCAACAGTTCAGCAATAAAAAACTCTATCCAGTTGTTAAACAAGAGGCTGATTGTCTCCATGTTCGTACCTTGGATGCTATTGTGCAGTATGTCAAAGCCGATGAAGCTGAGGAAAGTAAATATGTTATCACGATTGACGGTGTACGCGATGTATCATTACGTAGTGTGTTAGATACAAAAACACGACAACGTGAGAAACTGGTCCACGCATCTGCTGAGGATTATTCTCCTGATTTTGGATATTTCTTAAACTTGGAAACATTCCTAATTGCATTGCGTAGCCGATTTGTCCCTACTGACCACTCTGTACTGGTTTTACAAGCCTTAGGCAATGTAAAACGGGATGAGGGTGTAAATGTTGAGGATGATGGTATCTCTCAACAAATTACAGCTAAAAAAGGCGTGTCGTATGAAAATGAAACCTTGCCTAATCCAGTTGTGCTTAAACCGTTTCGTACATTCCCGGAAATTGAACAGCCTGAGTCAGAGTTCGTATTGCGGTTGAATAACAATATTGAGGCTCGCTTGGATGAAGCGGATGGCGGCGTGTGGCGTGTAATTGCAATCCAGCGCATTTATGAGTATTTAGCAGCTGAACTTGCTACAGAAATTGAAGCAGGCGAAGTTATTATCTTAGGTTAGGAGGTCAATCATGAGTAATACAATTAATGTAGTAGTTGAGATACCGGGATTGCCTGAGCTTGTCGGTGCAATCCAGGAGCTAGTGGAACTTAATAAGCCGTGTATGGCTACTGTTTCATTGGCTGCCGATGAAGTAGCTGAAACTCCTAATGCACTTGAAGAACAAGCGGCAGGGTTATTTAAAGAAATCACTGAAACGGTTACAGAAGCGGTGGCAACAATAGCGGATGCTGAACCGGTAGAGGATGAAACTTCGGAAGAAGCTAGCGAGGTAATCGCTCAAGATGTCACTCTTGCTGACTTGCGAAAGCTGCTAATGAAAAAAGACTCTGATGCTGTTCGCGGTTTACTTGATCACTTTAATGCACCTAAACTTTCGTCTTTACCGGAGGAGAACTTCGCAGAGGCGTATGAGATGGGTCAAACTCTAGCAGATAAGTAGGGTGGTGATTATATGAGTGACCACGCTAAACTATCAGCCAGTGGGGCTTCAAGATGGCTTGCTTGTCCTGGGAGTATCCAAATGGAAGCGGGAAGACCGGATAAAGTTAGTCCCTATGCAGAAGAGGGCACGGCAGCACACCTTGTTGCTGAGCTAACTCTCCGGAGAGATTTCTTCGGAGAGAAGCCCGCTCTCACTAAGAAGGAAACAGCGCTACTTAAAAAGTATAAAAACAAAGACTTTAAGGATAATGTGCAGCGGTTCGTTGATTATGTGCATGAGATGTATAACCTAAGTACTGCAGGCAGTGATGAGCCGCCCACAATCATGTTTGAGGAAAGACTCAAATATACAGACTGGGTTGAGGACGGATTTGGTACCGGAGATGCTATCTTGATAGCGGATAAGGTACTCCATGTAATTGACTTAAAATTCGGTGAGGGAGTTCTCGTCTCTGCGGAAGGAAATCCTCAGCTTATGCTATACGGCTTGGGTGCTTATCAAAATTATGGACAACTCTATGATTTTGAAAACGTCTCTTTACATATCGTACAGCCTCGTAGAGACCATGTGTCCGTATACGACATTAGCGTCGAGGACCTACTCTCGTGGGGGGGGAATGTTGTAAAGCCTGGGGCTTTAAAAACAACGGAAGAGGACGCACCTTTGTGCGTGGGGGACCACTGCCGTTTCTGTAAGGCTCAGGCAATCTGTCGAGCTCAGTATGATAAAAATATGGAGCTTGCTAAAACCGAGTTCAAAAACTTAGAAAAAGTATCTATTGATGAAATAGCGGAGGTCATTAGTGAGATAGACACTATCCGAAAATGGCTCACTGCTGTAGAAAAATATGCGCTTGAGGAAGCACTCAGCGGGACTAAAGTACCAGGGTTTAAAGTGGTCGCAGGCCGGAGTAACAGAAAATACTCTGATCCGGATAAAATTGCTAAGACACTTATTGACAATGGTATCGCAGAGGCTCTTATCTACGAGCGCAATATGTTGAGTATTACTAACCTCGAGAAAGCTGTCGGTAAAAAGCAGCTTAACGAGTTAGTAGGCGATTTAATTGTTAAGCCTCCTGGTGCTCCTACTCTTGTACCGGAGAGCGATAAACGTGCTGAATACAACAGCGCACAAAATGATTTTAAAGAACTAAAGGAGATTGATGATAATGAGTAGTATTATTTTACAAAACGTGCGATTGAGCTATGCAAATATTTGGAAGCCGAAAGGTATCGATGGTGGCGAGCCGCGATATAGCGCCTCTCTATTAATGGATAAGGATGTAAATGCGAAAGACATCGCTAAGCTAAATAAAGCAATAAAAGAATGTTATGACGCAGCAGTGCCGACTATTTGGGGCGGAAAAGCTCCGGCAGCATCTAAGTTTAATAGCCCACTATATGATGGCGACGATGAAGCTGATGACAAAGGTGAAGCTTATGTGAACACTATGTTTATCAATCCGAAAAGCAAAAATCAGCCTGGTATCGTAGATAAAAAAGTACAGCCGATTTTGGACCAAACAGAAGTATATAGCGGCTGCTATGCAAACGTTTCTGTGAGTATCTACGCTTACAACCACCCACAAGGCGGCAAAGGTATTGCTTTTGGATTGAACAACATTCAGAAAGTAAAAGATGGCGAACCTCTCGGAGGCGTAGCTCCTAAGGCTGAGGATGAGTTCAGCGCAGTTGATGACAGTGACGATTTATTAGACTAGGGTGATTATATGAGGAGAGAATTAAGCATAGACATTGAGACCTACTGTGAGCTTGACATTCGTAAAGTTGGGGCTTATCGGTATGCTAATCATGAAAGTTTTGAAATACTGCTCCTCGCTTATGCCTATGACGATGAACCTGTCAGCATTATTGATTTAGCGAAAGGGGAGATACTTCCCCTTTTTCTTATTCATGATATTCAAAGCGAGGACATCACCAAAGGGATTACTATTACCGCTTATAATGCTAACTTTGAACGTACTTGTTTGTCTAGTTTCTTTGGGCAAAAGTTGCCACCTAATGCTTGGGATTGTACAGCAGTTTGGGCGTCTATTCTCGGATTGCCAAACACTCTTGGTAAGGTTGGTGAAGTTTTGAGACTTGAAGAGGACCAGCAAAAATTGAAAACTGGGAAAGCTCTGATTAACTATTTCTGCAAACCTTGCAAACCGACAAAGAGAAACCAAGGGCGTACACGGAACCTACCGGAACACGATCCTGAAAAGTGGGAACTCTTTAAGGAATATTGCATAGGTGATGTTATTGCAGAACGGGCGATACGTCGAAAACTAAAAAACTTCCCAATGACTGACACAGAGCGGGAGCTGTGGCTATTAGACCAACATATTAATGATAGAGGGGTACTTATTGACCAGCAGCTTGTTTCTAATATTGTCGATTACAATACTGAGCACGTTGCGGTGCTGGAAGCTGAGGCCATTGAAATATCCGGATTGGATAACCCACAAAGCTTAGCTCAACTCAAGGGGTGGTTTTTGAAGCATGAGGGGGTCGAAATAAAAAGCCTCACCAAAGATACCATTCCTGAGTTATTAGAGCGTACAGATATTAGCGGTAACGGTAAACGGCTACTTGAAATACGACAAGAACTCTCTAAGACTTCTGTTAGTAAATATGATGCGATGCAACGAGCTGCTTGTGATGATGACCGTATCCGTGGGATCCTCCAATTTTATGGTGCTAACCGGACTGGCCGCTGGGCGGGTAGAATTGTACAGGTTCATAATCTGCCTCGTAACTCTGATGATATTGATATAGCGAGAGAGCTTGTTGTTGATGGTGATTTTGAGATGCTAGAGCTTTTATATCCAAGTACGAGCCGGGTATTCTCAGAGTTAATCAGAACGGCAATAGTTGCCCCTGATGATAAGAGCTTTGTAGTTGCCGACTTTTCTGCAATTGAGGCAAGAGTGATTGCTTGGCTTGCTGGAGAGAAATGGCGGCAGGATGTATTTGCCAGTCATGGAAAAATCTATGAAGCTTCTGCTAGTCAGATGTTCAAGGTGCCGCTCGAGGAAGTCACAAAGGATCTACGGCAAAAAGGTAAAGTTTCTGAGCTTGCCCTTGGATACCAAGGTGGGAAGCACGCACTTATCGCAATGGGTGCCCTTGATATGGGCATACCTGAAGAGGAGCTGCCGGAGTTAGTTGACGCCTGGCGCAAATCTAGTCCTAATATTGTCAAACTTTGGAAAACGGTAGAAACTGCTGCAATTAAAGCAGTACGTGAGCACCGGCCAGTAACTATACAGTATGGCATTACGTTCATTTACGAAAAAGGCATCCTGTTTATCCAGTTGCCTAGTGGCCGTCGATTGGCTTATGTTAAACCGGAACTAAAGCGGGGTAACTTTGATAAGCTGGCACTTTGCTATATGGGTATGGACCAAACCAAGAAGATTTGGACCACACAATGGACGTATGGCGGCAAGCTTGTCGAGAATATTGTCCAAGCTGTAGCCCGGGATTGCTTAGGCGTTGCGATGCTGCGCATTGATAGAAGCGAGTCGCCTATTGTCATGCACGTACATGATGAGGTTGTCTGTGAGGTTGAAGACCAAATGACTGATTTGGTTTTAGCGTCAGCCTATGAGCTGATGTCACAGCCGATTAAATGGGCGCCAGGATTAGAGCTTAATGCTGATGGCTTTGTAGCCAAATTTTATCAAAAATAAAAGGAGTTGTTTGCGATGTTTGTTATCAAGGTTTATGTAGATGGTGAGTTTGATGGATATGCAATAGGAAAAGGGGTGGGCAAATGTTTAGGGAAATGGTACCCAAGGACAGGTGCACAGCCTAGAATATTCAAAACAATCATAGGTGCCGATAATACAGCTAAAAGAATTAAAAGTTGCTGTCCGAGAGTTACTAAGTGCGATATCGGCTTTAGTATTGAGAGCGAGGTGTACTAATGGCTTATTCAAAGAAAGTTGATAAGACAGCATCAGTAGGCGCAATACTTATCCTTGTAATAATTGTATTGGCATTGATTGCTGGTATCTGTACCCTTGTCTTATTGATACTAAGCCTATTTACTTTAGGAGGTTGTTCCTAATGGAGACACAAAAATTTAGGTTAATCTGCCCGTACTGTGGCAGCGAGGCGAAACTTCTTTCGAGTAAAGAGTTTTATGGCACTGACTATGGTACAAATGTGTACTCTTGTCCTGACTGTGATGCGTACGTTGGAACACACGGGCGCGGTGGTCGCCCACTCGGTACCCTGGCCAATCAACAGCTGCGTATACTTCGGAGAAAGTGCCACAAGGAATTTGATAAGCTTTGGCAAAAGCGAGGCGGCTGGACAAGAGGCGGGGCGTATCAGTGGCTTGCTGATACTATGGGGCTCACAGCAGAAGAGGCTCACATAGGAATGTTCAGCGTAGAACAGTGCCAGTTGTTGCTGGCTAAATTAGAGTTTGGAGGGCTGAGATAATGCTTACTAATGAATTATCGATATTACAAAAAACTGAGGGTGTCGTCAGTGAGGGGTTAAAGAATGCTATTGTGCCGATTGTTGAGAAACTTAAAACTTTCCCAAATCCGCCTTGGCTATATATTGCTCCAGGTCAATTTAGTGTACATACTACAAAATATGAATATCATTTACACTGGATACCTTACGGTACTTTAGATAGTATTCTTAAAAATCTTGATGAAATAAATAGCATTGAAGATTTTATGGCTTTTGTTGATTGGATGCCAAAAAGAGAAAAACTTGCAGAGTCTTGTGGATAGGAGTGAATTACATGAATGAATTGTTTTATTTTGATTGTGGCAAGAAAGTTACCTTACATCTTCGATATCCTTTTGGGGCGCGAAGAAAGTTAGAAATAATTAAGTGTGCATTATCAAATATTCTCTATATTGAGACCAGTGATGGCCGAGTGATTTGGGGTGAACCTAGTGAGTAATGAGAAATACAAACGTGTTACTCCCTGGAGTGGCTCATGCGGATATATTAAAGCAGTGTCAACAATTAATGCACCTAAACCTGTAGCAACTAATCAGAAATATACTAAGGATGATTTAATCTTGGCTTTAGCGTATAAGATTGCAGCTGATAAGCCCTACTCAGTCGAAACGGTCTACTTAGAATTGGCCCATTACATCAAGTTAGCTGAGAAACGGATGGAACAGACTGCCAGTATGGGAGTCCGTTAAATCAAATAAAATTACAGAAAGGAGAGATGCTTGATGAAAAATATCGAGATAACAATAGCTGAGGGTAAAAACCGGAAATCGACCAAATGGAAGAATAAGACCATTACTTGGCCGGAACTGGTGGAGAAATTGGCTGATGTTATCAGAACAAAAGAGACTGCTGCTGAATATAAAAAAATGAGTAAGACACAGCAGGCTGAGGCTAAGGATGTTGGCGGTTTTGTTGGTGGACATTTAAAGAATGGCCGACGACTGGAGTCAAATGTAGTATCCCGCTCATTGGTGACTTTGGATGCTGACTTTGCGCCAAATGATTTCATCGATACGCTTGAGCTGTTCCATGACTTTGAGTGTGTTATCTATTCGACCCACAGCCATACAGCGAAAAAAGCACGGCTGCGGCTCGTTGCTCCGCTCAATAGGGATGTGGATGCCGATGAGTATCAAGCGATAGCTCGTAAGCTGGCTGAAAAGATTGGCATGGATTGGTTTGATGATACAACCTATCAGGCAAGCCGCTTGATGTACTACCCGAGTGTCAGTCGTGATGCGGAGTTTATTCACCATCATATAGATGGTACGGTTATCGATGCCGATGCTGTTCTTGGTGAGTATAAGGATTGGCGCGATACCAGTGAGTGGCCGGAGTCATCACGCAGCGAGGGTATCCGAAAGCGCCACGCCGATAAGCAGGGGGATCCGCTAGAGAAAGATGGCATCATTGGCGCGTTTTGCAGAACCTATGATATTGATGCAGCGATAGAGACCTTTTTGCCTGATGTGTATATTGCCTGTGATGTGCTAGGACGATATACCTATGTGAATGGCTCAAGTGCTGCCGGGCTGGTTATCTATGATGATAAGTTTGCTTACAGCAATCATGGAACCGACCCGGTTGGTGGAAAGCTATGCAATGCCTTTGATTTGGTCCGCATTCATTTATTCGGTGACCAAGACGAAGATAGCAAGCCGGATACTCCGGTTAATCGTTTGCCGAGTTTTAAGGCGATGCGGCAATTTGCGTCGAATGATGTAGAGGTGAAGCTCACTATTGGTCGGGAGCGATTGGCAAGTGCTGCAAGTGAGTTTGATGTTGTTGATGACCAAGAAGAGGATACCGATGACAGTTGGCTTAAAGAGTTGAAAACTGACAACTATACTGGTGAGTATGTTGAATGTATTGAGAACTTCAAGCTGATTATCACGCAAGACCCTAACTTAAAGCATGGTATTGTTGGTATGGACACATTTAAAAACAATCTCGTTAAGCGTCCTGATAAACTTCCGTGGTCAACTACAGGGCAATACTGGAGCGATACCGATGACGCCGGACTTCGTTGGTACATTGAGCGGGTTTACGAAATGCAGTCACGGCAGAAGATACAGGATGCCACTGACATAGTTTTCGCAGAGCGGCAATTTCATCCGGTTAAGGAGTACTTAGATACTCTTGTGTGGGATGGAACCGAAAGAGCAAGTTCAATATTCATCGATTATCTTGGCGCAGCTGATGACGAATATACTAAGACAGTATCAATGATGATGCTAGTTGCAGCAGTTGCGCGTATTTATAGACCTGGTACCAAGTTTGATACTATGGCCGTTTTGGTCGGTACCCAAGGGCTAGGTAAATCGCATTTAATTGCGAAGCTGTCTAAAGGTTGGTACACCGATACGATTACAACCGTAAGCGGGAAAGAGGCCTATGAGTCTTTAGATGGCGCTTGGTTGATTGAAATGGCTGAGCTTACAGCTACGCGTAAGGCGGAAGTTGAGGCAGTTAAGCATTTTATCAGCAAGCAAGAGGATACCTATAGACGGGCTTTTGCCCGGCGGGTAACTACCAATAAACGCCAGTGTGTTTTCTTCGGTACTACTAATGATATGGAGTTTCTAAGAGACCGTACTGGAAACCGACGCTTTCTGCCGATAGTTGTTTCATCTGAGGGTGGCGCTAAAAGTGTCTTTGATGACTTGGACGATGCCACGATAGACCAAGTATGGGCGGAGGCAATAGCTGCCTATAAGGCTGGGTTCCCGCTTTATCTGAGTGGTGATGTGGCAGATGCAGCTGTGGAGAGACAGCAGGAGCACATGGAACATGATCCACGGATTGGCTTAATAAAGGACTACCTTGAGAAGCCGCTGCCGGATAATTGGGACGATATGAACCTAGGACTTCGGAGGGATTATATCAGTGGTCATGAAGATAGTATCACAGGAAAATTAGTTGGTGTTAAGAAACGTATGCGGGTGTGTGCGATGGAGATATGGTGTGAATTGTTTGAGCGGGAGCTTAGGGATTTCGACAACCTGAAAGCTCGTGATATTAACAGTATTCTGAATAATATTGAAGGCTGGGAGCGAAGTGAAAAGTCTGTTAGATTTAACAAAAGGTACGGAGTCCAAAGAGGATATTTCAGGATAAATAAAATGTAACAATAGGTGTAACAATTTTAGTAAGTGTAACAATATATTGTTACATGCTGTAACAATGTAACATTTTGTAACAATTAATTGTTACACTAAAACCCCATATTATACATAATGAAAATGTATTTTGTAACAATGTAACAATATTTTGACGTTATTTAAATTAAATACCTATTAGGCAGATAATATGCATATATTTCCGCCTAATACCCACATGAGAGTGCGCATACGCGCATGCGTGTTACATTGTTACAAACAATTTTGAAAGAGAGATGTTTGAAATGAAAGTAAAAATATTGGCTAACCCCTACATTAAAAAACTGGAAGCTGAAATCAATGAATTTACCAAGGGTAAGAACATAATCGATTTGCACGTAGATACAACATCGGATAATAATGGTTACCTTGTACGTACAGCAACAATCTTATATACGGACGGTGAGTAGCAACCATGCTTGAGAGTCAAATAGAAAAGTACCTTATGAAGCAGGTAAGAAATATAGGCGGGCTCTGTTACAAATGGGTCAGTCCAGGAAATAACGGGGTGCCTGATCGGATAGTCTTGTATAAGGGCAAAGTTTGGTTTGTTGAAGTGAAACGGCCAACCGGGAAAACCCGGAAGTTACAGGACTATGTAATTAATCAAATTAATCAGCAAGGCTGTTGCGCCTTGGTGTTGAATACAAAAACAAAAATAGATTATTTCATTGAGAAGTTGGAGGCGATGTAAATGAGACGAATATATGACAGAACGAGAGTTTGTTTTCGCTGTGGGATAGCTTTTGAGGGTTACCCAGGTAAGCCAAGAGGCAATCGTACTTTTTGTAGTCAAGAATGTCGCCGAGCCCAAATGGGGGAGGACAATCTTTCAAAACGTGTCAACCAACCTGGTGGCATGACTCAATCCGAGCGAACAAAATTACGAAATGCAAAGCTTGGAACAGGACAAGGAAAAACATACACGAAATTCCACGGTAGACACGAACATCGAGTTATTGCTGAAAAAATGCTAGGTCGACCACTTAACCCTGGCGAAGTAGTGCATCATATTGATGAAAATAAGAGGAATAATGATCCAAGTAACTTAATGGTGTTTTCTTCTCAAGAAGAACACGCAAGACATCATGCACAATTGGACAAAGCAAAATCGGGAGGTGGTAAGTAATGGAATTTAAACCACACCCATATCAGCAAATAGCACTAGATCATATTTTAGACAATAATCAAGCAGGGCTATTTTTAGATATGGGTTTATGAATTAGGGAAAACCGTTACAACCCTTACAGCAATTGATGAGCTGATGTACGATTATTTCAGTGTCCGAAAAGTGTTAATCATTGCCCCGCTGCGGGTGGCAAAAAATACCTGGACTGATGAGATAAATAAATGGGACCATTTAGATTTCACTGTGTCCAAAATAATCGGAACAGTTAAGGAGAGACAAGCGGCTATCCGAAAAAAAGCCGATTTATATATAATTAATCGAGAAAATGTCACATGGTTAGTTAATGAATTAGGACAGGACTGGGATTTTGATATGGTTGTAATTGATGAACTTTCAAGCTTTAAGAGTGCAAAATCTCAGAGGTTTAAATCATTGCGAAAAGTACGTCCATTAAGCAAACGTGTTGTTGGATTGACTGGAACGCCGGCACCCAACGGGCTGCTTGACCTTTGGCCGCAAATCTATCTGCTTGATAGAGGTGAGGCTTTAGGTAAGACTATAACCGGATATCGAGAAAGATACTTCACTCCGATTAAGCAGAACGGTCATATTGTATACAAGTGGGGGCTGCGGCCAGATGCAGATAAAGCGATCCATAAAAAGATTGAGCCGTTGTGTATCAGTATGGAGGCAGTTGATTGGTTGGATATGCCTGAGCGAATAGATAACTATATCCGCATTGATTTACCGGATAAGACTATGCAGCAATATAAAGAGTTTGAACGCAATCAGATATTACAGGTTGATAATGCGGATATAGTCGCTTTAGCAGCGGCGGCAGCAAGAAACAAACTGCTGCAGTTTGCCAATGGGGCTGTGTATGATGATGAGAAGAACGTTATTGATATTCATGATGAAAAACTTAAGGCATTAGAAGAGATTATCGAAGAGGCACAAGGTCAGCCGGTCATGGTGTTCTACAATTATCAGCATGATTTGATGAAGCTTAGGAAATATTTTGACAAGATGGAACCATGTACCTTGGATAGTGATGATGATATCGCTAGATGGAACAATGGAGATATACAATTATTATTGGTCCACCCAGCTAGTATGGGGCACGGATTAAATCTGCAATCAGGAGGCAATATAATTGTTTGGTTTGGGCTTAATTGGAGCCTGGAGCTATACCAACAGGCAAACGCCCGTTTGTGGCGTCAAGGCCAAAAAGAAACGGTTATAATCAATCATATTGTTGCCAAGGATACTATTGACGAGGATGTATTAACTGCCCTTGAAAATAAAGACATTAACCAGCAGCAACTCATTGAAGCAGTCAAAAAACGAATAAAGGAGGCGGTATAAATGGCTCAAGTGATTAATAAAGTTAAGTTAAATAATTACTGGCACGGGGAGGTATTATTTGAGCTAAAGCGAAGATATAAACTGCAGCAGTTTGTTGAGGCTTTTGCAAAAGACTTTTCCGCCCCATTTCTTTCATCGATTTGGTACAGTTCTAGCTCTCCGGGGTTATCAACTGTAGAGAAATTGGCTAACAGTTTAGGATTGGAGTTTCCAGGCGAAGAGTCTTTTCGGATGCAAACAAAACAAAAAAAAGTGTTAGCACCGCGCGAGCCCTCAGTTGTTGAATTGGCAACCGCCACATACAATCAATACGGGAACGTGTGCATTAAGAGAAGTACTTACTACCGGATGAAGCGGAAAGATATCTTCGGTGATCACAAAATCACTGAGAGTAAACGCGTAGCTGAAAGCGAGCCCGAGTGTGTAATTGTTTGGAGAGTGGGATAATGACATACGAAGAAGTTAAAGCGGTGATGGAAACAGAGCGCAGCCGAATGGGTGAGGCTTTGAAAATAGGTGCGCAGCTTGAGAAAATGCGGTCCCGCTTGTATTATGCACAATCAAGCGAGAAGACTTTACGCCAATATGATAGTAAAAGTTTGCAAAGCATTGGCAATGAAATAGTGGATTTGGAAGAAAAACAGGAGAAATTGTTGGCACCAAGTAGAGATTTTCTCAAATTAATAAATCTTTTGGACGACAATATTGACTGGGCCATATTATTCCATTTTTACTCAAATCGTAAAACTCTTGCGCAAATAAGCACGGAAACAATGCAATTACTGGATATTTCTAAACAGGACATCTATCGTAAGAAGCGTAGAGCGATGAAAAAAATAGCTGATAAATCAAAAAATATGCCTACGAATGACTACAAATAAAGTGATAATATAGTATTGTACAGAATTACATACAAAAGACCTACGAGAGTGGGTCTTTTTTAATAGCCAAATACGCAGGGAGGTGTGCAGAGTGGCTAAAATCAAAGAACAGCATAAGAAGCTGGCAGACAGATGGCTGGCTGGCGACTGTAGTCAAGAAGAGGCTGCACTATTTGCCGGTTATGCGCCAAAGAATGCACGTAAGCAAGGATATTTGGTTTTAGATCGTCCCGAGGTTCAGGAATATATCCAGGAACAACTTGAGAAGATGCAATCAGAGAGGATTGCTGATGCTGTCGAGATACGGGAGTACTTAACTAGAGTGATGCGTGGCGAAGAGCTTGAGGAGCAGGTAACCAAACTGCAAGACAAGACTTTCCAAAAAGGTGGCGGCATGATTATCACTGAACGCACAGAAATTATCGAGGTTAAGCCTAGAATGTCAGATAGGAATAAAGCAGCCGAATTATTAGGGAAAGGCTACGCGCTATATACGGACCGTGTTGAGCAGGATGTTAAGGGCACGGTGGTGATTGTTAATGATCTCCCCGACGACTAAAGAGACTGAAATCAAGCTCACGGAGATTGTTGGTAAAGGTTACGGTCGCTTTTGGAAATATAAAGGCCGGTACCGGGTAGCAAAAGGCTCGAGGGCTTCTAAGAAATCCAAAACTACAGCATTGAACCAAATACTCCGGCTTAAAGAATACCCTACAGCAAACCTCTTAGTTATTCGGAAAACGTTTAGGACACTTAAAGATAGCTGCTACAGTGATTTAATTTGGGCAGCACGTCGATTAAAGCTTGACGCCGAGTGGACTTTTACAGTGAGCCCATTGGAAGCTACCAATATACATACCGGGCAAAAGATATTGTTCCGTGGTTTGGATGACCCGCTAAAAGTAACCTCAATATCTGTACCTATAGGACAGCTGTGCTGGTTATGGATTGAAGAGGGTTACGAAATTCTAAGCGAGGAAGACTTTGACAAAATTGATGAGTCTATCCGTGGTGAGGGTGAAGTGTTCAAACAGATTACTATTACCATGAACCCCTGGAATGAGCGACACTGGATTAAAGCACGATTTTTCGATGTTGAGGATCCTGATGTGATGGCGATCACCACTAATTATCTTTGTAATGAGTTCCTGGACGAGGCTGATTTACGCGTATTTGAACGTATGAAGAAGAATAACCCACGCAGGTATCAAGTTGCTGGATTAGGGAATTGGGGTATTGTAGATGGATTAATATTCGAGAACTGGGAGGAGAAAACCTTTGATTATCGGGAGATACTCAAAGAATATCCAAACGCTAAAGTAGTAGCGGGACTGGATTTCGGATACACCAATGACCCAAGTGCTTTTGCAATCTTGGTTATTGACCTTGATAGCAAGCAGATATGGATATTTGATGAGATGTACCAAAAGGGAATGCTTAACAGTGAGATATACTCAGCGATTGAGTCCATGGGGTACACAAAAGAGCAAATTACTGCGGACAGTGCTGAGCCTAAGAGTATTGAAGAACTGAGGCGTTCGGGCCTAAACCGTATCAAAGGTGCCCGGAAAGGTAAAGACTCAATACTCAATGGTATTCAGTTCCTGCAAGACTTCAAAATATGGATACATCCAATTTGTGTCAACGCAATTACCGAGTTCAGCAATTATAGCTGGGATAAAGATAAATTTGAGAAAGTTATCAACAAGCCTGTTGACGACTTTAACCATATACCTGATGCTGTGCGCTATGCCGTTGAGGATTTCATCATCCCGGCGCCAAAAGCTACAGTGTTCAACAAAAAATCTATTTTGAAAAGGAGATATTAGCAGATGCGATCTATAAATGTGAAGATAAAGCAATTTAAGCCGATTATTACATCAGCTGATACAATGGTTACCCCTAAAGTAATTGAGGATTGGCTCAAAGAACATGAAGCGGGAAACGCTGAACGTTTCAAGCAACTCAAGGAGTATCTTGATGGCGGCTCAATAATCGACTCAGGAACAACTGGTTCAAGCCAATCGGATAGTGTTGTTATTATCAACTATCCGGAGTTGTTGACTAATACTCAAACAAGTTTTTACATGAGTAGCCCAGTTGCATACAGCCTTTCAGAGAAAAAAGCAGCTCAGAACAAACTGCTTGAGATGGTTCAACGGTTGGCCGTGCTGAATGAGGACGATATCGTCAATGAAGATATCGCAACTTATGCAGCGGCTTATGGTACTGCTTTTGAATTGAGCTGGGCTAGTAACGAGTTTGGAGATAGTGAGGTCGTACACCGATATGTCCCGCTTGATCCACAGACCGCTTTTCTTGTATATGACGATACCGTGGAACAGAAACCACTGTACGGCATTCGTTATACCCGGAATGATAAGGGTAATGGCGAGCTATTCTTCTGCGATTACGAGAAAGAAGAGCGATACGTTCTTAAAAAGCAGAAAATTACTCTCGATGAGACTTACACAAGACCAAATCCGTTCAAAGGTAAGTTACGAATGCGGGAGTGTAAAAACAACACTCGGAGACGTAGCGTGTTCGAGCCAGTGCTTTCACCTATTGAGGCTAATAACCAAATGCAGACAACGACTCTGAACAATTTTGAGTATCTAGCTGATGCCCTTTTCTATATCGAGGGCGGCCAAGGTATGACCCAAGAGGATCTAGAGCAAATGATGGAAGCAAGAGCTCTACAACTTCCTGATGGTATGAAAGCAGGATTTATCGAAAAAGGCGACGGCGGTAGTGCCTCCGAAGAATTTAAAAAGCGACTGGATATGTACATCCACAAGGTTTCAATGGTACCGGATACTTCTGATGAGAACTTTGCCGGTAATTCGAGCGGCGTCGCTATGGGGTATAAACTCATTGGCTTAAAATCAATCGTTTCACGCGCAGCAAGGCACTTTGAGGTATTCCTACGCGAACGTATTGCTTGTACTGCGGCATTAATGAATATTACTGAGAAAACACTCTACGATGAAAACTACATCAAAGTCGATTTCACTTTTAATATTCCAGCTAATGATATCGAAACGGCAAATCTGATAAATGCCTTGGAGCCGTATTTACCACTTGATACCTTATTAAGCCTGTTGAGCTTTGTCGATGACGCACAAGCAGAAATCGACGCTAAACAGGAAGAAGAGGAGGACAGTCCTGATGAGTATGTGGACCAAAACCAAGACCAAAAGGTACTGGCAGCAGAGAACCCTGGAACTGGAGCAGATAAACAACAAGAAAGCTCAGGCAACAAACAAAAAGAATAATGCTGAGCTTGAGCTCTTGCATGACGATATCACTAAAGAGATTGAGTCATTTTATTCCCGCTACAGTACCGAGAACGGTATCACAAAGGCGGAAGCCTATAAGCAGCTATCTGACAAGGAAATGGAGATGTTTAACCTTTCGCTTGAAGAGTTCAAAGCTCTTTCACTTAGAGAGAACTTTGCAACTGAGGCTGCGTACCTTAGACAGAAGCAAATTTTAGATCGAATTAGTATCAAAATACGGATTACCCGGCTTGATATGTTGCGTACACAGGTTTCTCTAAAACTTGTGAAGAGATACGGCAATATTGAGAGAAACATCGAGGCTATGCTTCGCGAAACATATAAGGACAGCTATTACTGGAACATTTACGGGTTTCACCAAACTTATGGAAAAATGTTTCAGTACGCGAAGCTGACCGACGAGATGCTTGACAGTGTTATGCAAACAAAAGCGTTTGGAAAAAACTACAGCACTCGTATTTGGGGCGATGATCATGCCGGGAGGCTGACTAAAAAGATTAACTCAGCATTAAATAACATTATGGCCGGCGGAAAAAATGTAGATGCGATGGCAGGCGAGCTATCAAAGGCATTTAACACCAGTAAGAGTAATGCTAAACGCCTGCTTATTACTGAAACAACTCTATTTGCGGATGAGGCAGCTCAGAATGCGTATAAAGAGTTCAGCGTTGAAGAATACGAGAACCTTGCAACGCTAGATAGCAAAACATCGCAAAAATGTAGAGATATGGATAATTCTGTTTTTCCGGTTTCTAAGCGAGAGGTTGGTGTGAATGCTCCACCGTTTCATGGCTATTGCCGAACAGTAACTCTTCCGGTCGTGAAGCCATTAGTTGATTTACCTGAGATGCGGGTAATGAAAATGCCAGGCAGTCGTGCCAAAAATATTCGTTCAATGAGCTATAACGATTGGCTCAAAGGTCAATCGATAGCATAGATTTGGGGGGCAACCCGTTAAACTGCGAAATTGCCCATAAGGCGTAAAAAGGAGAGATTTATATGTTAGAGAAACTAACACGATTGAAAATGAACTTGCAGCTTTTCGCAGCAGACCAGGGTGGCGACAATGGAGGAAGCCAAGACGCTGATACAGGCGCAGATGGCAAACAGTCGCAAGATAATGATGATAATAAGGGTGCTGACGATAAAACTGATAAGACGTTTACCCGCGACCAGCTGAACAGTGCTGTAGCAGCCGAAAAAGCGAAAGCAGAGAAAGCTGGCTACGACAAAGCCAAAGCTGAGTTAGCAGCTGAAAAGCAACGCGAAAAAGACCTTGCAGGGCTTAACGAGGACCAAAAGAAAGATTTGGCACTTAAAGAAGCGCAAGATAAAATCGCAGCATTGGAAGCTGAGCGTGAACGGGAGAAAATCTCAAAACAAGCAATCGGTATTTTAACCGAGCGGGATTTGCCGGTTGAGATGCTTGACTACCTTGTCACTGACACAGAAGCAGATACACTTGCGAATATCGACAGTTTTGAAACTCTATGGACCAAAACGGTTAATGCAGCAGTTGTTAAGCGCGTGGGTGGTGAACCGCCGAAAGCGACTTCCGGAGGAGAGAAAACGATTAACTCGACTAAGGATGCGCTGAAAGCACAATTTTTCAAGAAATAACTTTAAAGGAGTGGTCTTAAATGGCTATTACATTAGCAGAAGCTAACATTAACAAAAATGACAAGATTGTCGAGAATGTAATCGACGATTTTCGTCGCGGATCGGTTTTACTTGATGCGCTGACTTTCGATGATGCAGTAACACCAGGAACAGGTGGGAGCACATTAACTTATTCATACACTCAATTAAAAACTCCGTCAACTGCCGGATACCGCGCAATTAATGCGGACTATACACCTGTTCAAGCGAAACGCGAAAAACAAAGTGTTGAACTGGCTATTTTAGGTGGACGTATTGAACTTGACCGTGTAATCATGAAATCAAGCACAAAAGCTATCGATGAGTTGGATTTCCAAATTGCTGAGAAGCGTAAAGCGATCACTAATGAATTCCACTGGGGTGTTATCAATGGCGATGCAGCTGTTAAAGCTGATAGCTTCGATGGATTGAACAAAATGCTTACCGGACAATCTACTGAAATGCAGACTACTGCAGATTTGACTTTAGAAGCTAATTATTTCAGTTTCATGGAAATCATGGATAATTGGCTTGGACTTATGAACAACCGACCTACCATGATTATGGGTAACTCGAAAATGATTGCTAAGTTAAAAGCTGTAGCACGTAAAAGTGGCTACTTCTCACAAGTGGAGACTGCTTTCGGTACAACTGTTGATGCTTATGACAATATTCCATTAGTTGACTTAGGTGAGTACTACAATGGTACCGGCACCAGCTCAGTGGTTGGCGTCACAGCAGGGAAAACAGACTTGTATGCTGCTTACTTTGATGTAAATGAAGGGTTCCACGGAGTATCTTTAGCAGAGTCAAACCCTTTAGATATTTATTTGCCGAATCCGAGCGAAGTGGTTGGATCAATGTATGAGGGTGCTATGGAAATGGTTGCCGGTGTTGCATTGAAATCTACTAAATCAGCTGCGGTATTACGTGGCATCAAAATTGCCTAAAGGAGGACATAACCATGAAGATTAAAATCACAGCTCCTAATAAGGAGTATTCAGGATTAATATTTGGGCTACAGTTTAAAGATGGCGTGCACGAGGGTGAAGATAAAGACATCTCGAAAGCAGTAAAAGCTTATTTTACTTCTGCAGGCTACAAAATTGAAACGGTCAAGGAGCCAACAAAGGAAACAGCTGCCCAAAAGAAAGCTCGTGAAAAAGCTGAAAAAGAAGCCGCTGCAGCACAAGAAGGTAACACCGACGGTGAAGATGCCGGAGATGCTGGGGACGATAAAACTGAGGGCGAAAACCCTCTCGATTAGGAGGTTTTTCCGTGAATGATTATTTAACTCCTGAAATGTACCAAGCAATCCAAGAAACTTATTGCCTACGGTTAAAGATTGAGAGTCTGTCCGAAGAGGAAAAACTTAATTTCGATGACTTGCTGGAAGAGGTCATATACCGAGTTCTAGACTATTGTAATCGTGAGGATATTCCCGCTCGATTGACAAAAACGATAGTGAGAATGATGTACGACCTAAACAATTACATGAACCCTAAGAAAGGCACAAACGTACCTAAGACTGTTAAAGTCGGAGATACAACTGTGGAGTTGGGGTCTGCTGCAGCTTCGTCATCGAAGTTAGTGGACGCCATTGTACTTAATTATGTGATTGATTTAAATAGGTTTCGTAAACCAGGGCTTTTTATTAAAGAAACAGGTGATAAAAATGCGTAATGCAATTTTAGAGGCCAAAGAGGGAATAGAACTTATGTACTTCCATACTTGCACCATTAGCAGGAGAATTGCCGAAACCGGTAAGCCTGGAAAATCGAACGGGCAAGCCACACCAGTACATAAGCTGGCCCCCTGTTATCTTTCTGAGAAGATTAAGACAGTTCCGGAGGAAGCAAGGGCTGTCATTGAAGCAAAGCTGTTTATCTCGCCGGAGTACGATGTGCAAATTAACGATGTTTTTGATATTGATAAAGGTAATGGCATTTTGTTAGCCTATAGGACTTCATCTAAGCCGGTTGTATATGATACCCATCAAGAAATTATCTTGCAAGGTATTCAAAATGGGTAAGTACTGTGACTTTAGCGAATTAACAGACCACATTGAAAAACTGAAACTTAAAGCTGATCAAATTGACCGGGCGCGAGAGCTGTTCTTAGACCATATCGTTATGTTATATATTCGTCGAATTAAAAAGCGCACAAATGTAGACACTGGGATGTTAAGAAAAATGTGGATGGCCGAAAAGGCACAAACGGTTTTCAATGAAACATACGCCTCTGTATTCAATAATATGGAATACGCATTGTTTGTTAATAATGGGCATCGGGCACTTGATGGGTCTTGGGTAGAGGGTTTCTTCTTTGTCGAAAGAACTGACGACGAAATGCGTCAGTATATGGAGAAAGCAGCTAAAAAATTCTATGACAACTATTTTAAAGATTTGGAGGGATAATATTGTGGTCTTATCAGAGATAAAGGATGCTGTGGTGGCTCAGTTTGAAGAACTGTTCCCCAATGCAGAAGTATGGCGAAGCACGCCGCTGCAAGATTTTAGCCCTCCAGCTTTTATTGTTAGAAATCTGCGAAACACTAGGGAGAAGCGGCTTGGCTTGAGATATTCTCGGCATTTTCTATTTGTTATTACTTATATTAGTGATAGCGAAAATAAAGAGGATGAATATGACCAGGTTGCTGAAATTCTTAGTGATGGGCTAGATATTATCAGCGGGATATTCAGGGTGGATAACCTTGAGTGCGAAACCGATGGCGAAAATCTAAAAATCACGTTTACATTAGAACGGGATTATGTACAGCAAATTGAAAAAAATCTTATGAATGAAATGGAGGTAGACGTAGATGGCAAACACAAATGAGACTAAGGTAAAAAAGTACACTGTATCAAAACTGTGCACTTTACCTGATTTTTATCCGTATCGTTTTCTATTACGTTACATCTTAAATTGCTCTGAGACATACTCAGAGGAAGAAGCAAAGGAGATCCTTGATAAGGAACTCCAAAGGGAGGTAAAATAAATGGCTGGTGGAAATTTTAATTCTCATAATAAACAATTACCAGGTGCGTATATCAATGTTCGAGGCGTTGATACGCGTACACAGAAAAGCCCCGGGATTGGAACGGTAGCAATGCCTATACAGGTTGATTATGGACCTGAAATGGAAGTTATTAAGGTAACAGTAGATACTGACTTTTTAGCCTTGTTCGGTGCTCCGTTAGAAGAGATAAAACCCTTGTATTACGCACTGATGAATACCTCAGAAGTGTTGGCTTGTCGGGTCGGACGATTTGGGAAAAAGGCCAAAAATACTATTGGTGATATCGAGTTTACTGCCAAATATGCAGGCGTTGGTGGAAATCAAATTTCTGTAGGTATGGAGACAACCGCATCAGGTGTAAAAGTCTCAACATACTTTAATGGAAAAACGGTTGATATCCAAGTTGTTAATGCCGCATCTGAGGTTAAAGCCAATAAATATGTTGATGTTAAGCTTGGAAGTAATGAGGACTTAGTCGACACAGCTCCAGCTTTGTTAGCTGGCGGACAAAATGGCCAGGTTCAAGTTGCTGACTATGTACTATTCACTTCACTCCTTGCAGAATTGGATTACTATGTATTAGTAAATACGTTCCAAGACCAAGTGCTTAGTAACACTTTCAAGGAGTATATCCTAGAAGAACGTTCTCGTGGTAACTATGTTGTTTTGGTGCTTCCATCAATTGGAAGTTATACCGAAGTAAATGACCCCGCAATTACTGTTGTTGAAAATGGTTTTGGTGGGTTATCTCAAGATGTTGGGGCCGCTTTTGTTGCGGGAGCTATGGCAGGTGCTCCATTAGGGAAAACTCTTACTTATAAAGTTGTTCCTGGAGTCACTGAGGCAAGTGGCTATACTGATGATGAGAAAATCGATTTCTTGAATAAAGGGCGCTTGATATTTATCCGCAGTTATGATCGAGTTGTTATCTTGAATGATATTAATAGTTTAACTACTTATACAGAGGACTTACCGGAATATTTTTCTAAAAACTCTGTAATTCGGACGCTTGACTTTTTGCAACGTTCAATCAAATACAACTTTGAAACCAACTTCATTGGTAAAATTCAAAATGATGCAGATGGTCGCGGGTTGCTCAAACAAGATATTTTGCTTGTTATGCAAGAATTATTAACGGCTCAGGCAATTGAAAATTTCCGTGAGGATGATGTTCAGGTGTTGCCTGGTGAAACAAAAGACAGTGTGATTTGTAATATCGCAATCCAGGTGACTGATGCTGTCGAAAAATTATATCTGACTGTAAATGTTGGGTAAGGAGGCTAAAGCTATGAAAATGAATTTACAATTCTTTGCAGCGAAAAAAAGTATTGTCGAGGATACTGTTTCCGCTAAAGAGGGTAGCGTAACTTTTACCCGTAACGGTAAGCGCTACACTGTTGCAACTGTTACCAAGTTCGAGGCAAAAATTGAGTTTACTAAAACACAAATTCCACAACTTGGTCGTGTGATTGTAGCCAATAAGGCAACTGGTGCAAAATTGACCGGTTCATTAACTATGCACTTTCACGATCCATACATGGTCCAAATTGTTCAAGAGTTCATTGAACAAGGGCACCAACCAAGTTTTGACGTAACTGTTAATAATGCAGATATGGCGAGCACTTCAGGGCGGCTATCAGTTTTGTACGAGAACGTATTGCCGGACTCAATCGATTTAAGTAGATTGGACGCAACTGCAGAAGAAACACTTGAACGAAATATTGATTTTACTGCTGATGGTATGCGTATTATCGAAATCTTTAAAGACAGAACTGTGGAGGGATAATAATGGGAAAATTTGACGCATTTATTAATAAGGTGAATAAAGAGCAGGAATTTACTTTCAAAAGCTGTCCGGATGCAGTGTTTGTAGTTCGTGAGCTTCGGCCCAGCGAACTTAAACGTATCCGAATTGCTGCGACACCAAAAGGTAAAAAAGCTGCAGATATGGACCCTATTGCGTTTGGTATTGAGGCGCTAAAAGTCGGACTGGTTAGTCCGGATGTCAACTCAGCTGAGTTCCAAGATGCTCTCGAAGTTACGACAGCGGAGGATGCTATCGATAAGCTACTTACTGCAAATGAGTTCAACACTTTAGTTGAGGCTATTGTAGGTATGGATGAGAATATTACCGAGCTGGTTGATGAAGCAAAAAACTAATTCGGGGTGACGACGGCGAGGCAAAATATGCCCACGTCGCGCTCCAACGTTTATATATTATGCCAAACGCTTGGGCGGAACTTGATAAGCGCTCTAAAGCATTCATTATTGCCAGTTTAGACCTGGCTATTGATGCTGAGAGTAAAGCTTTGAAGAAAGTATAGAGGTGACGCTATGGCGATTAGAAATACAATGACCTTGACTGATAATGTCAGTATTCAGATTAAGCGCATGGTCCAAAATATGGAGAAGCTTGATAACTTTGCCAAAAAAGTCGATAAGTCGCTTAGTAAAGTCGATAAACAGGAATATGACAAAATCACAAAGGGCATCAAAAAATCGGTGTCGGAAATGGATAATCTGACAAAGAGTACTGAAAGAGCAGGTAAGGCTGCTAAAATGACGGGTTCAATATTCAAAGGAGCCTTTTTAGCGAATATGGCAACTAGTGGCATTGCTGCAATGGGTAGTTTTATCAAAGATGGTATGTTGACAATGTTTAACCAAGCTAAAACTGAGAAAGCTTTTCAGGGGCTTTTAAAGGACCAAGCGGCCGGCACGGCGCTGTTTACTCATGTTAAAGACCAAGCAGCATCAAGTCCGTTTGCTTTTGAAGATATGACGCAAAACACGCAATCTTTTTTGGCAACTACTAAGAATATTGGGCAAATAGATCAGATGAATAATTTAGCTCAACGGCTTGCCGCGTTTGACACCACCGGGCAGGGCCTTGGCGGTGCTGGGTTCTCAGTAAAAGAGGCTGTTACAGGTGATTTTCAAAGTTTAATTGAACGGTTCAATATTAGCAGGTCAGCCATTAATAATAGTGGTATTCGCGACGTTGCTGCTTCTGGTGATATTCAAGGAACTATTGATATGTTGGATGAATTGTTAAACGGTATGGGTATGACTACTGACGCTATGAGCGACATGATGAAAAACCCATACGACCAGGCAATGCTGCTATTCTCAAACTTAAAAACGTTCTTTGCGCAAGGAATGCAAGGAATGTTGGAGAAGTTGCAACCGTTTATTGATAAATGGAATAAATGGGTTACTAGCGAGGATGGTCAAAATTTCATCAATTCAATTGGTAATATTATCGGTCAAGTAGTCGGATTAGTATTAACTTTAATTGATATCACAACAAATGCTTTTGCCGGTGTAATTGAAAGCTGGGAAAGCTGGAAAAATATTATCGAGCCTATGGTATTTCTCATTGGTGCGCTAGTAGCTGGGTTACTGCTATTCAAAGCAACGATGTTGGCAGTTAATGCTATAAAGGCTATTGGTAACGTAATTGACGGCATTTGGGCAACTGCTACAGTAATTATGACGGCAGCACAGACTAGTTTAAACGCTGCCCTGTATGCCTGCCCGCTGACTTGGATTGTTGCAGCCATCATTGCAGTAATAGTAGTTATCGCAGCGGTTGTAATAGCTTTGATTTATTGGAGTGATGCTCTAGGGACAGTAACCGGCTCATTTAATATGCTGTGGGCCTATGTATGGAACTTCTTTACATGGATTTGGAATGCGGTTATTGATGTCGGCGAGTCGATTGCTGACGCGTTTAGTTGGGCAGTGACTCAGGTAGTTAATGCTTTTATATGGCTTTGGAATAGTTTTATTGACTATGTTTTAAAGCCGATAACTTGGGGAATGGCTACAATAGCTGACTCAATCGCTAATGCGTTTATTGATGGTGTCAATGTGGCCATTAACATGGTCAACTGGCTCATCGATGCAATCAATATGATCCCCGGCGTTGATATTGGCAAAATTGATACTTGGGATACCAAGTCAAATCTAGCAGGTCAGACAGATGGATATTGGGACCAAAAGAAAGTTGGATACTGGACAGCTACAGACCATGACTTTAGTGGTAATAAGTCTAATGATTGGGCGGATCCGAACAAAGCATACTCTGACGGATTTTACTGGGGGAAAAATGGTGCTGAGTCAATTAAAAATGGTATTGGCGGATTAATCGATATGGTTACCGGCAAAGGTTCGGGAGAACTACCAGGAACATCAGGTTCAGACATTCTTGACACTTATGTCAACGGTGGAAATCTTGACGGTATTAACGACGAGGTGAAAATCTCTGATGAATTTGTTAAAGTGCTTGAGGACTATGCAAAAGCACAGTTCCAGCAAAACCTGATTAATATCACGCCAGCTATTACTATTGGATCTATAACTAATCAGACTGAACAGGATACTGATAAGATGTTGAAAGATATGGCTGAGCAGATTACCAATGAGATGTCACGTAAGGCGTCCGGAGCGGGGGTAGAAATGTAATGCGAAATAATTATAAAATTTACATCAGCTGCGCCGGAGTAGGATTTACGTTATATATTAATCCGGAAGAGATTAAAATCTCAGAGAAGAGCAATAATGATGTCAAAGAGGTTATCAATTTAGGACAGGTGAATGTCCACGGTCAACGGGAACTGCAAGAGTTTGAGCTGAAAGATGTTATGTGCGTGAGCAATAGCAACTATCAGGCAATCGACTATGCCCGTCTGCTCCAGGCATTTCATGATACAAAAAAACCAGTAGAAATTGTGTTTACTTCTGCTATCAGTCAATTTATCAATAAAGGTATTGACTCTCTATGGCTGATTGAAAGTTTAAGTGTCACGGAACGAGCTGGAGAGGAGGGGGACTTCTATTTAAGCGCCAAGTTTAAGCAATACCGAAACTATAGCGTTCGGCAGCTGAGTCTAACTGGCGCAGGAAGCACTACAGTGAGAAATAGTAGCTATACTCCTCCTACCACTTATACCGTTGTATCCGGGGATAACCTATGGATGCTTGCACAAAAATTTTATGGCGATGGTGATCAATACCAAAAAATCTATAATGCCAATAAAAATCTAATTAAAGTGCCCGGATTAATCTATCCAGGACAAATTTTAACAATTCCGAGGTGATAATAAATGATAGAGCTAATTTACCAATCTAATAATACTGGTGAGATACTTGAGCTATCAAATATTGTCACCTCTATTTCTTTAGATACTCAGTTGAATGCCGGAAATGAGCTTGCTGTTGAGCTTCTTTATGATAAGGCTCTGCCGTTTTCTGAGGGGAGTCCGATTTCGTTTGTGGTTGACGGTGTTGGTTTGTTTTATGGGTATCAGTTTGTTAATGATGACGACAATGGAAAAAGTACAAAACTGATTTTTCGGGACCAGCTCAAATACCTGCTAACAAATGAAACTTATACTTTCGAGTACGTTTATGCGCCAGAGGTCATCAAAGCTATTGCGCGTGATTTTAACTTACGCACCGGAGAGCTTGAAAACACCTCATATAAGCATCAACCGATGATACATGACAATAAAAAGGTATTGGATATCATTATGCGATATGTAGATGACCTAGTTAGAAACACTGGGGAAATGTATAGCTTTCAGGATGTTTTTGGATCATTGACATTTAAAAAGATTAAGAATAATATCATTGATTTTATTATCGGCGATGGGAGCTTGGCTAATAAATATCAATTTAAACGGAGTATCGACGACTCAAAGAACGAAGTTAAACTCGTTCAGGAGGATAAGGATAAAAATACTCGGGCAGCTTATATCTATAAGGACTCGGATAATATAAAAAAATGGGGTCGCTTACTGGAGTATCAGACAGTTGATGAAAAACTTAACACTGCTCAAATTAATGAGTATGGGCGGGCGTTGCTAGGGCTCAAGAATAGAGTGAATAAAACTCTGACGCTAGAAGCTTTTGGCAACACTTCATTTTTAGCCGGTAGAGCCTGCAAAGTGGAGCTATCTACTCCCGGAATTGATGGCGTGTATATCATCGAAGCTGCCAAACATACATTTACCGGTAACACGCATAAAATGGTCGTAGACCTAAAGGTGGTGTGATTATGGCTGGTATGTTAGACGTATTCAAGCAAGCCATTTCCAATTATATCAGTGAGGCTGAGCCAACTATAGGTATGCAGGCGGTAATAAGCAGCGTAAAACCCTTAGAGTTGAAATTGGATAATAACTTGGTAATCAAAGAGTATTTTATCGAGGTCAGCCAGTCAATCCCGCCAGGCGCTTTAGGTTGCCGGGTGTGGGTGACAAAAAACTGGGGTGGCCAAAAATATACAATTCATTATACACAATTTTGGAGGTGATTAGATATGCTACCTGAAATGCAACTGAGCCAAGAAAAAAGAGACTTTGGTAACATCACATACGCAATAGTCAATGGTCGATTAGTTGAGAAAATCAGTGATAAAGATGCACTGTTGCAGACTATTGAGAAAATCTTAAGCACAGAGAGATACAAGTTTTTGGCTTATGATCATAATTTTGGTGTCGAGCTCTCGGGTTTGGAAAATGTGGACCGTGATATTTACAAAGAAATAATCAAGACCCGGATTTCTGACGCCCTAAAGGCCGATGACCGCGTGGAGTCGATTGATAATTTTGAGATTAGTTTTGCAAAAGACTCAGTCACCGTCATCTTTCAAGTTACTAGCGTATTTGGTCAATTTGTAAAGGAGATGATATACAGTGAAATCTAAAAATCAAATTATGCAAGATGCCTTAGAGAATATCGACAATAGTGTTGATAAGCGGCCCGGTTCTTTGATATATGATGCGCTGGCTCCTTTTGCCAGTGAGTTAGCACAGCTATACGTTTATGCTAATGATATTCTTGCTCGCGGGTTTGTACAGACTTCTTTCGGTGAGTACTTGACCGAGCTGGCTTTTCAGTTGGGAGTAAACCGTATACGAGCAACTGCAGCAGTAGGGATTGGGTGTTTCAATGCGGAAATACCTATAGGGACTCGGTTCTCAGTTGAAAATTCTGATATTAATTTTAAGGTTGTATCGTTTATTGATAAAGCACCTTACGGTGATGGGGACACGATTGAAGTCAACCGCTATAAACTTGAGGCGGAAGAAGTAGGAGAAAAAGGTAATGTGTTGGGGGTGTTAATCCCGATTGATTATTTTTCTAACCTTACAGTAAGCTACCTATCAGAGATATCTGAACGGGCTATTGATGAAGAAACTGATGAGGCTCTTAGAGCTCGGACGCTTGACTTTATACAGCGCCCTCACCTTGATGGGAATGTATCTCAATATATCTATTGGGCTGACCAGTTTCCCGGTATCGGAGAGGTTTATGTAGAAAAGGACAAGGACAATATCAATACCGTAAATGTGTATATAGCTGATGATAGTGGGGCTGCAGCCGATGCTGAGCTTATTCAAGCCTTTCAAGAATATTTGGACCCAACGGTTGACGGTAGCGGGCTAGGTCAGGCACCTATAGGCGCAGTCGTAAAAGTGTTTACTCTAACTCAGTTGGATCTAAACATAATTGTAAAGGTCAAAACTACAGAGGCAAGCAAGTTACCGATGATAATTGAACAAACCCGTGTGCTTATTGAGAAGTACATTCAGGGAGAGGCTAATGCAGAGCGCATTGTTAAATGGTACGAGATTGCAAAGATTGTTGATGATAATAAACTTGTTATCAGCGTTGATGAGGTTTCTATCAATGGAGTTAAGAACTCTAATCTTGAGATTTCAGCAAAACAAGCTATCGCTCTAACTAGTTATGAGGTGATTGTCTGATGAAACTTAGCAACTATGTCCCTGATTTCACAAACTCAATAGTTGATTTTCAAAAACTATACTCAGTTGAGGATACGGAGCTGAGAAAGATAAATGAGGAGCTTTTAACTGTAAATAATGCTTATTTTGTTCGGCTACTTAATGAGCGTACGGTTCCGCTTTGGGAAGAGACTTTCAATGTAAGTCACCCAGACTGGCCCTTGGAGGAAAGAAAGCGGGAAATACTAAAACTACTTGCTGGATTTAGTAAGTTAAGTACCAAATCAATAGAGCGTATTGTATTGCAATACACATCATACTCTTGTGAGTGCGTGTTTAATAGAGCCGAGTCGAATATCGAAATTCGGTTTACTGAAATCGGGGTACCGATGGGAATAGAGAGTTTGATTTTATATTTGAATACTCTGACCCCTGCGCACTTAAATACTGTACTTATTCAATCGTTTAGACGACACATGGATTTGATAACTCTTACTCATCAGCAACTATCAAATTATACTCATGAAGAAATCTATTCACGTCGTGAACCATTATAGGAGGTGGGAATATGGCGACAGAAACACCAAATCTAAAATTAGTAAAACCTGATCAAGGTGACTACTACCAAATAAATGTAGTGAATGCGAATTCCGATAAAATTGATACTGCCTATAACGTTCTTAATAATACGGTGAAAGATTTAGGGAAAACCTATATCAAGCAAAACCATATTGGAAATATCACTATAAAGGATATAAACGAGTCTTGTGTATTGAGCTTATCTCATGCTGGTTTGAAGTTTTATAAAGGCGGATTAATCAACGAGTCCAATGTCGCAGTTTCATTTAATAACACGGGTGCCGCATTCAATTACCCGGTAAATGTTCAGGGTAAGGATTTGCTTACTGAGTTTAACAACAGATATACAAAAACAGAGGTGGATGACAAACTCAAAACAGTGTACACCAAAGGAGAAGTCGACGCAATAATCTTGCGAATGCTGCCTTTATATGGTCAAGGTGCGCCTATTGAACCTCCAGCGTTTCCTGGACAAATTTATATTGAGATTTTGTAGAGAGGTGAGAAGTATATGGATACACACAATATTGTAATTCACGTTATCGGAGCCGAGAGCGACGAGCTTCTCAATTCTATTGCTCAGGAGCTTCCCAAAACTCTTGCAAAAAACTTTGTCTGCAACGTGTCTGTAAAACGTTCGCATTTAGCGAGTACTGAGGGCGAGGCGCTTCGAGAGGTATTGGAGATTTTTGAACTTGACCATTTAAGCTATTATTTAACGGTAAAAAAAGGAACCGGTACGGGCACTGCATTGCTGGTTAATAAAAGTAGTAAAAAAGACATTGAACAATCTGTTCAAGAGGTTACGAGCTTTAGTGTAAAAGGCAGCAATAGTGAAGTTCTAAAAAACTGTTTTGTTAATAATATACGGGGCGCCACATTATCTGTAGGTAAAGATTTCCAAATATCTGAAATAGTCCCGCTGGCTTACACTTTGGTGCAAGCGCTTGATGTTAAGGACGGTCTGAATGTTTTTCAAATGATACCAATTGCGCAGGGAACTTATGAGGATCCAACTAATAGCTACATTGACGCTTCTACGGGTCAGATTGTAGGTGATCAATAATGGCGTATGTATGGGTAAATGGCTGGACACATTCACGAGGTTACGACAATGTTGTATTTAAATTTAGCTTTAATACATCGAGTTCTTCTGTATGGAATAATGACGGTCAGGTTGTATCTGTTTGGGGTTGGGTAAGTGGAGAGTGGACTCATTATGGTCAACTTAGCCAATATAATCGAGAGTGGACTCAAACAGCAAATCGTGGTTGTCCTGGACAGGGGGCGCAACTCGCAGTTGATGCGCATATACAAACCTATGATAAGGGTGGGGGTTCTTGGCCCAACTGGGGGAATAGGGTCGATGTTAATACGGCTACTTATTACAATCCCCGGTTTGATAGAGGAAAACTCGCGTTAGGTGCTGCTACGACAAGCTCGCGCGATGTAACTTACTCCGGACTTGACACTCCGCAATCTGAACGCTTGAGTTATCAGTTGATTAATGGTGCCTATGCACAGACAGCAAACGCCTCTAAAAGCGGTACACTTAGTTTTACTGGTATGGAAGCTAATACGAAATATAGTAGACTTTTTGGAATGGTGCCAAGTAATTCAAGTGGTCCTTTTATCTGTGGAGGGTCACTAACCTTTGATGTTTATCCGAATTATTCGCCTCTAACTAACCCGACCGTTGTGAACTCATCTGTTTCAGCGACATCTGCAAAAACGGCATGGTTCGGTGGTTTTGGTAATAAGGGAAATGCGTCATATACAAATAACCTAGGTTTGAGGAATTACGGAAATAACAATAATCTCCAATCTTATACTGACGATTTAACAACTGCAGGTGAGCGGACTTTCACAGGATTAAGTAGAAATACACGTTATCAGGTTAGAACTGAGTTAGTCTACACTTACCACGATGGCGTAATTTATAACGCAGGGGTATCTACGGAAATATACCCAACATATTCTGCAGTGACGGTGCCAGCGATTTCAGTAGTTAGAGATGCCTCGGACCCTACTAAAGCAATAGTAAGCTGGTCAAGTATTGCCGGAAATATGGGGAATTTGAAGAACTGGCTTGCACAGATATGTGTGCGCCGTTCTGATAGCTCTACTATCATTAAGGCGGTTAATGTTAGCGCATTAACTTCTACAGGCTCGACAATACTTACAGGACTCCCGCTAGATGCCAAGCTAAATATTCGTATGGAGATTAGTGGTAATTACTTTGATGGCAGCAGCAAAATCCAATATGGCTCGACAATCGTTTTAGATTATGTGAACAACACAAGAGTTTATATTGATGGGGTCGGCTGGGTTCGAGGTATCCGTACGTGGGTTGCAAATGAAAATTTGGAATGGAAACCCAATAAAGGACTTGTTAAAGTCGGAAATAACTCAGGAGGCTGGTCATAATGCCGCAGATTTATAGTAAAGCTCACAAAAAGCAAGTTGCTTTTACTGGCGCATTCGATAATAGAACCTGGGGGAACGGAGTCAAGGACTGGGTAGGGATGTATGGATATAGTATGAGTGCTATACCCGCCCCTTACCAAGGCCACGGCGGCATTGATGTTGTAGGGGGAGATGGAGCCGCAATTTACGCGGTAACTGGCGGCGAGGTCGTTCACGCAGGACATAACGGCAATGCTGGTATCGAGGTCCGTATTTGGACTGGTTCTCAAATGCACCGATATTTGCATCTTTCAAGAGCTGAGGTATCTGTGGGGGCTAAGGTGTCTGAGGGTTTTCGTATCGGAGCTGAGGGCTCTAGTGGAGGCGACTATCCGGTCCATTTACATTTTGAAGTTTGGCGTAGTAATAACTCTAAGGACAAAATAGACCCATACAACATTCTCCAACAAGGCGGTAGTGGTACCGGTGGCAGCGATGGTGAAAATGTGACAGAAATAGAATATGTCACTGATATTTCCAAATGGGATAAGAATAGCACTAAGTTAGGCATTTATCTCGGGAGTATGTTTAGGATAAAAGCAGGGCAGCCGATGTTTAGTGACCAAGGGTGTAAAACCCAAATCACGACAACTCGATTAGATGGCAAGACCTTTAATGCGGTTACCTGGCTAGACGAATGGGTTAGCCCAGTACATTTATATAAAAACACCATGAAAGTATTAGTCACCGACCAGCTAGGTAAGCAGTGGCTTTGCTGGATGAGATTATAGCGGGAGGAGGAATAAAATAATGCTGACACTTACAGAGGGGATTATTATAGCGCTTATTACCGCTGTTACTTCCGTAGTTGCTGCTTTACTTACTTCAAAGAGTCAAGTGTCAAAAGTTGAGGATACTTCTAAGACAGCTATAGCTTTGTTAGAAAAGCAGGCAGTTCAAAATAAAGATGATATCCGTGAACAACGAGAGGAATTACTCCGGTACGTTGAAAAACATGAGGACAGTCATGCTTTGCTGCTGAATGAAATGACAGCGATCCGAAATGACAATAAAGCACTTACTACACTTGTTGAGCAAGTGAAAACAGTCTTTAAAAACCAAGAAAAAACTGATGCAAAAGTTGATAAACTTGACGATAAAATGGATCAAGTGCTTATGGCATTAGTAAAAGACGATATTAAGAAATGAAAGGAGGTGGCAATATGAAAAATATCTCAGCACGTAAAATTGCAGTTATCTTACTAGCGTTAGCGATAACTTTTGCCGTGGTGGCCATTGCAATTGGGCAGTTACAGCTAACTGCTGAAAACGCGACGTTTATAATGGCTGTTCTTACTCCCATCGGTGCCTATATAGGCAGCGGTGCAGTAAAGGACGGGGCTAGAGCAGCTCAAGAAACTATAAAAGCAGAACAAGCAAATAATGAGAAAGAGGGTAAGTAGTTATGAAAACAGTAGCACTTTTCACGAGTCACTATGGCACTGTTGGTGCCGGCGGCGGAGGCCGTAATGAAGAGGAACTCATGCGTGAGTATACCTCAGTAGTAGAAAACTATGCTCATCAGAATGGTGGTTTTAATTGTTATCGCTTCGGGCTGACTGAGCATGAAATGGATATCGATGATCATTGGATTAACAATGGCTATGATTTAGTCTTGAGCCATCACATGGACGGATCTACAAACGCAAATGCCCGCGGCGGGCACATGTGTTATTGCCAAAATCCCGCTCTGATAAAAAAATTTGGTGATATTTTTGGGAAACGATTTACCGAGATTACTGGGACTCCTTGGAATGGTAACAAAGAGCGATGTGATTTAGATATGGTTAATGGAGATAGTGATGATGTTCCGCGCGGGTTACTGGAATTGGGATTTATTACTAATACTGCAGACCGCGATGGCACAGGGTATAATCAGCACGCATTAGCTAAAGCGGAAGTAAAAACAATCTGCGAGGTTCTTGGTATCCCCTACACACTTGATGGCGGCGGAAGTAGTGAAAGTAAACCGCAGCCTCCAGCTTCTAAACTTGGCTTTATTAATTTATACTGGGACTGGCAGGAAGCCGGAGAAGATAAAGGTACCATAGTGGTGCGCCAGGAACCAAAAGTTGGAGCTAAGATAATTGGATACATAAATGCAGAGTATTATGGAACCAAAGGAAAAGACGGCTCAAAAGGACTGTCTTATACAGTTCTCGGATATGCTGATGAACAACGTTCAGGATATAAGAGCCAATGGGTAAAATTATCATTAGAAAACGGTACACACGGGTGGGTCAATACTAATGGCGATTATAAAGGCTATAATATTTGGGATTATCCAAACTTTGAACTTGTTAAATAATACAAAAAGCGAGCTTTGATAGCTCGCTTTTTATTTTAGTTATTTCATCAAAACGCTTGACTTTATAGTCCTATAGGTGTATAATTATAAGAGTAGAGAGGAGGTGTAATATGTGGGTATAATAGAAAAAGCGTTAATCCTTACCACTTCAATAGTTAATTTAATAATCGCAATCATTAACTTAAAGAAATTAGGTAAGAAAAAACGCAAACGCTAGTGTTTGGGGCGTAAGCCCCTTACACGTTCTATTATATAGTAAGTGATCTATTTTTGCAAGATTAAGAGATTGAAAGGAGCGGTCAATATGGAACTGCAAGAGATTTTGGATAAGCATGGTATCACATATTACCAACTCGGAAAAGAAAGCGGGATTAATGCAAGCACTTTAGGTAAGTATTTACGCGGCGACAGAGAGCTTGGAAAAATCAATACTATTAATTATATATTGTTAGAGTCTTGGCTTGAGAAAAAAGGTGATCAGGAAAGCATCGAAAAACTTAGAAATGCAGTACTAATGACTTCACCTGTCAATATTCGATTATTTTTATAAATTACCGCCAATCTGCCGCCAATTTGAATAACTATAAAAAAGAACCCTGTATAATACAGGGTTTTTTACATCTTGGTGCGGATGACAGGACTT